ACCTTACCTTATTACTGACACGGATAGATATTTTAATAGTGACTACGTAGACCCGTTCGACTATACTGGTATAGAGGTAGCTGAAGGGGGCGTATATTCTGCTGGTGGTTTATTAGACGGCGGTACGGTAAACGTAACGGAAAGTCTAACCGACGTATTTAATAAAATTATTGCAGATAATACTGATGGCTTTACCGAATCAGGAAACGGTATTTTATTGAATTATACCGATGCAACTGGACCATTAGGATACTTCCTTGAATATTATGTAGGTGAGGAAGTAATTGCAATTAGCTAGCATACAAGATATTTTGTATAAATATAACATAAAACTTCTTAGAGGAATAAAACATGTTCACAGAATCAGTAAATGTCAAGGGTAACTTAGAAGTTATTCTTTTAGACGAAACCGGAAAGCAAAAAGACTACAGAAAAGTTAATAACCTGGTAGTTGCTGTAGGTAAAGATGTTATTGCATCGCGCTTAGTTGGCAATGCTTTAGCAGTCATGAGTCATATGGCAGTAGGGTCTTCTTCAACTACTGCTACTACTTCTCAGACGGCTTTGGGGACAGAATTAGGTCGAGTAGCTTTAGATTCTACAACCAGAGCTTCTAATACAATTACCTATGTTGCAACATTTGCAGCAGGAACTGGTACAGGTTCAATTACAGAAGCTGGCATTTTAAACGCTAGTACAAGCGGTAATATGCTTTGCCGTACCGTATTCGGGGTAGTTACAAAAGCCTCTGGTGATACTGTTGTTATTACTTGGAACGTTACAGTAGCATAACATGGCTTTTCTTTTAAAGGATACTATTCACCGTTCTTTGGTGGATACGGTCTATAATGAATTTCTATCACGTCGTTCAAACTATTATTATTTTATTGGTAATATATTAGAATGGCCTGATCCTTTGACACCTGGATCACCTGAAGCTACACAAGATTATGAACGTTATACCCGTAATGGTATTTTAAGTGTAAAAAAAATTAATCTTAGAGACGTATCATATGTAGTTCCGAGGATTAATTGGACAACTGGTACTATATATGATCAATTTGATGGAAATTATAATACATCTTTTATCGCAAGTTCAGGGGCTACAAGTTTAAAGACATCTAATTTTTATGTATTAACAAGTACGTTTGGTGTTTATAAGTGTATTTTTAATAAAAATAGTTCTGCATCAACTGTCGAGCCTTCTGGTCAAGACATAACAATGCTTACAACCGCAGATGGTTACGTTTGGAAATACCTTTACACCATTCCTTTATCTTCACAAAATCGTTTTTTAACAGCTGACTACATGCCTGTACAAAGGGCGGTTACAAATGCATACTATTCAAAAGGTGAAGTAAGTAGTATAACTATTGATAGTGCTGGTTCAGGGTATCGAGGTAATGCAGAAGTTACATTATCTGTATCTGGACAGTTTTTAGGGGGCACTGGTAACTCTATTGCAAATTTAACACCTGTATTTAATACTTCGGGTGAATTTATAAATGTTATTATTAGAGATCCAGGGGCAAATTATAAGACTGCAACTATTAATATTACGGATAATAATGGAGCAGGAACAAGTTTACTTAACGCTATCAGTAACGTTAAAATTTTTAATACTGGGAATGGTTATACCTCAGCTGCAATTTCAAACACCACAGCAAATATATTTACAACCGGGTTGGTTCAACCAACTGCAAATGCTTTCGCTAATTTAATATTCAGTAGTAATGTCTTAGTAGATATAGTATTGACTAATAAGGGTACTGGTTACACCACCGATGCGCGAGCAAATACTACAATTACTATTAGTACTTCTGGTAACAGCCAGCCTACTTCTAACGCAACAGCTAATTTATTTTATACCACATCTGCTATTTTAACTCCTGTAATACGCAACGGTGCTATTCATTCAGTGCTAATTGAAGATGAGGGAACTAGATACAGCTCTAACGTTCAAACTACTATTTCAGCAATTGGTGACGGAATAGGATTTGTAGCTACTCCCTATATTAATACCTCTGGCCAAGTTGAAGATATTATTATTGAAAATAGAGGTAATGGGTATACTCATTTAAATATTTCATTTGCAAGCGCAACAGGTACCGGAGCAAATGCTTTTGCTAACCTCTCAACAGATGATCTTGATACATTGCAAACAGTGGTTGAGTTATCTGCTGTAAATGGAGGAATTCATTCTTTTAGAGTAAGTAATGTTGGTAATGGTTATTCATATGCAAACGTCGTTGTTACAGGCGATGGGGAGGGATTTGCAGGCACTCCAGTAGTACTCAATAATACGATCAGTTATATTACTGTAACTACCCCCGGTGCAGGGTATACTTATGCAAACGTTTTAATAACTGGCAATGGTTCTAATGCTAACGTCTCTGCAATTATTTCCCCGTTTAGCGGTCATGGCAGCGATCCAGTAAGAGAATTGTTTGCTGATACATTAATGTTTACCTCTACTATAAATAATGAAAAGAACCAGGGTATTGATGTACAAAATGACTACAGACAATACGGTATTATAAAAGACCTTAAGAAGCATAACAGCGGGCTTGCATTTGCAAATGTAATTGGTAGTGCTTGTTATTTGCTAACTATGGATACAATCAGTGGTCTAGCTAGGGATAGTATATTAACTCTTACAGCTACTAATTCAAAACGTTATTTTGAAGTGGTTGAAGTTATTAGTGCTTCTAAGCAAATTTTAATTGAAGATAAAAATAATTATGGTATTGGAGTTGCAAATGTATTAACAGATGAAACCTCTAACTTAAATTACACTGTAACGTTAATAAATAAAAATCCCGATATAAATAAATTCAGTGGTGATTTGCTGTATATAGATAATAGAACAGCTGTCAGCTACAGTGCGCAACAACTAGTTACTTTAAGAACAGTAATTAAATTATAACAGGTAAGAGATGGCGATTAATTTTAACACCGACCCGTACTATGACGATTACAGTGAAGCAGATGGCTTTCACCGCATTCTATTTAAACCAGGGGTGGCTGTTCAATCAAGAGAGTTAAATCAACTTCAGACTATATTACAAAATCAAGTATCTAGATTTGGTAATCATGTATTTAAGCCTGGTTCATTAGTTATACCTGGTAATATTAAATTTGATAAGAATATTAATTTTGTAAAATTACTTACTACCTTTAACTCTGTAAATATTGAAGTTGCTAATTATCTTAACAGAGAGATGATTGGACAGACGTCTGGTGTAAGAGCAACGGTAATAAATGTTGAAGAAGCAACTGCTACAGATCCACCAACAATTTTTGTCAAATATTTAGACTCAGGTACCAGTAGAACTGCAGGTGCATTCAGTGCAGCTGAAGATATTGTTACTAATGATACTGGTACTACCTACAGCGCAACCGTTTCCTCTACAGGTAAATGTCTGGGGGCAAGTATCAGTGATGGTGTGTATTTTGTTAAAGATCATTTTGTAAAAGTATTTTCAAATAATATTATTCTTGATAAGTATCTTACTAATTCTAATTACAGGGTTGGGTTAGAAGTATCTGAAACAACAGTCAACAGCGATGATGATGAAGCACTTTTAGATCCAGCTATTGGTACATTTAACTATTTTGCACCAGGAGCAGATAGATATAAAATTGAATTAATTTTAAATAAACGTTCTATTGCCTCTGCTACTTCTGATAATTTTATTGAGTTGCTTCGTATTGAAAATGGTTCCTTAGTTAACATAGTTGATAAACCAGGCTACAGTGTTTTGCAAGATGAGCTTGCCCGCCGCACTTTTGACGAGTCAGGTGATTATACAGTCAAGCCATTTAATTTAAAATTTATTGAGCATGCTAAATCATTAAATAATCCCGATGGATTTCTTAATGGTAATGATGGGGGCAATGTTCAAATTGCTTTAGCAGTCTTAAGTCCAGGAAAAAGTTATGTAAAAGGGTACGAGGTAAGTACAGTATCTAATAGATATTTACCTTTTAGCAAACCCAGAGACACCGCTAACGTTACTAATGCAGTAGTTAGAACTCCAATTGGTAATTATGTAGAAGTAAAGGATGCTTTTGGTATTCCAAACTTTACCTCTAACTTAATAGATATTAATTTATACGATCAGTATACTGCTACTCCTGGCTCCCCTGCAGGAACACTGGTAGGTAATGCAAAGGTTAGAGGATTTGAATCTCCTTCGAGCAACGCCATGTTGGCTGCCTCATCCTTTAATACCTTCTTATTTGATATTAGTATGAGAAGCGGGTATACGTTTGAGAGAGACGTAAAACAGTTATACCATGCAAGCGTATCAGATGCTAGTTATGTTTCAACTGCTTTTACTGCAAACATTGTACCATCTACAAATACTTCTGTTACCGGTACTGTAACATTAACTAATGCAAGTAATGCAGTAGTAGGCCTTAATTCAGTATTTACTACTGACTTAGAGGTCGGTGATTATATAAAATTTAATTCAGATACTTCTAATTCATATCGAGTTACTGCAGTCACCACTAATTCTGCTTTGGTTATAGATAGAAACTACCCACTATCTAATGTTTTTGGTGTTAATGCAACAAGGGATGAAGCAGTGTTGGTTGATAATGATAAAGCATCATATATCTTTCCGATGCCTAACGATGTTATAAAAGAACTTAGTGATATAACTATTCGTACAAGAAGAGTATTTTATGGTACTCTTTCCGCCAACGTTGTAGCTTTAACTACCGCTGTAGGCTCTACCTTTGCATCTAGAACCGATCAGGACTACCTTGCAGTTGCTGTAACGGGAGGTACGGCTGGTAAACTATACCAGATTCAAACAGACGAAATTACTTTTACTGATGCACCCACAAATCGTAACATATCTATTGATCTTTCTGACTACGGGTTAACTAATCAAGACGTATTAGTTTACACCACTATTATTAAGAATGATCCTGCAGCAAAAGCAAAGACCTCTACATCTACATCGGCTACTTACACCTCCAAAACTGATTGTCAAGCAACCGTTATTTCTCTTGGTGTTGCTGATGTGTACGAAGTATCTAATGTAAGAATGTCGGCTAATGCCTTCAGTACAACTTATAGTGAAGATAATTCTTCTGATATCTCGGATTATTATAGTTTAGAAACCGGTCAAACCTCTACTTACTATGGTATATCTAAAATAAAACTTAAGCCTGGTAAACCAGTTCCTACGGGTCCTATTAAAATTAACTTTGATTATTATACCCATGGTACCGGAGATTATTTTAGTGCTGAATCTTATCCCGACTATGAAGATATTCCTAAGTTTAATGACAACGGTGTAGTTTACGATCTCAGAAGTTCTATAGATCTCAGACCGCGTATTTCAAATGATGGGGTAAATTTTAAAAATACTGGTGCTGTAAGAAATGAATTTTTAGATTATGCAAATGACTTCCAAACCGATTACTCTTATTATCTACCTAGAATAGATAAAATTTATCTTACCGGGGA